TTATAAGACACCTAAAAAAACTTATAGAGACATCATCAAGGAAAATAATCTTGATCATTCTTCTAAAACTAACAAAAAAACACAGAAAAAGATTTTAGATTTTATGATTAAAGAGCAAAAGAAATACCGTGGCTCTGATAATGTAATCTTCGATAGATGTCCATTAGATAATCTTGTATATAGTATGTGGGCGACAGAGCAATCTGACTCAGATATTGACGATAAATTTGTACAAGAATGTATACCTCTCGTTAGAGATAGTTTTAAAAATTTAGACATTATATTCTTTACACCTATATCAAAGGTAGCTCCAGTCGAGCTCACAGAAGATGACTTACGTGATACTGATTCTACAATCATAGAAGAAGTTGATAATATATTTAAAGCTATGCATCGAGAGTATATGACTAACGATGCTAGTGTGTTTTTTGTAAAAGATAACAAACCCGGTATTATAGAAGTATTCGGTGATAGAAGGCAGCGTATAGAGATACTTAAGCTTTATATAGATGCTGAAGGAGATATACATCCAGGAGGAAATCTTATCGATGAAGATATGCTGTCTGATATGAAGGCATTGAGTGCGGTTTGGAAAGATGTAGATCCTACTGAACATTCGCATATGCGAAAAGCTATGGAAGAGCAGATTAAGAAAGATAAGAGTTATCGGATGAATAAATAATTATATGACGAGGTATGATAAATTATGTGAACGACATATTACTAGGCAGGTTCGTTCTTTTTATCCACGTAAATTTGAGCTATCAAAAGAGTTTCTCGAGGCGTTTAAATTAGAATACTCTAGATTAGTAGAAAGTGGTCAAAATCGAAAGACATTATTAGAGAGAATTCGTAAGGCCTTAACTTTTCACCTTTAATGTTCGTAGTACTTTAACAATATATTTTAATATCTCCGATCTTACGATATCTAATTCATTAAATTTAAATGTGTATATTCCGTGGTCGTAAGACGCCTTGTTGTCAAATATATCTACAATCGGTTTAAATCCAGTTTTAGTTCCTATATCACTTTGCTGAGTATCCCCAGTAACTATATATTTCGTATTTTCACCAAACCTTGTTAAAATTGTAGTTAACTCTCCTTGTGTTAGATTTTGTGCTTCATCTACAATAACACATGCATTATTAAATGTTAATCCTCGAACATAATTAACAGGAACACACTTAACATACTCTTCAGCTATTAAACTAGTAGACATGGACTTATCTAAAAACTCATTTAATTTTTCAAACAACGGAAAGCACCATGGTAGGAATTTTTCATCAACTTCTCCCGGGAGAGATCCCATACTCTTCGAAGCAGATTCTACTATACTTCTTATATAAGTAATCTCCTGTACTTTATGTGTACGTAATAATTGTAGTGCTACATAAACTGAGAGATATGTTTTTGCGGAACCTGCTGGTCCGTCGACAATTACCATTTTACATTGATCCTTAAAACAAACCTCAAGAAACTCTTGATGAACAGGGGTAATATCGTATTTTTGTTTTATATCAAAATCTAAGAATATATTTTTTTGTATACTTTCTTCAATTTCGTTGTTCTTTATAACTGTTTTTCTACTAACTCGTCTACCGCTTAATGCAGTTTTCTTAGTTGAGTTAGAAACCGACGTATCCCGTCTTTTTCTAGCCATATCTGTAAGTATTTATTGCATTTCACATGAATTGAAATCAATAAGTATACATTTATTAGTGATAAAGATATTTACAGGTTGGAGTAATCCAGGTGGCTCAACGACAGCATTTATAAATCTATGTAATTTATTCAACAGTAATGACTATGAGTGTGTAATGTATGGTCCGCACGATTGGCACTTAGATAAATGTCGTGGAGCAAAGCTACAAACGGCGACTACTAAAGAATCAGATAAAGTTATATACCATTTTTTAGATGTAAGAAAGACTAGACCTAACGTTGATAAGTTTGTTTTAAGTTTACACGAGAAGGCTCTATATCCTCTTAAAGAAAAACCTGTTCATATTTTTGATAAAATTCACTTCCTAAATAAAGAACAAATTAATTGGCACGGAGTCTATAAGGATCTTTCATGGTTTATATGTGGTAATGCACATGAAGAATTAATACCATTTAAAGGAAGTAAGAAAAAAACCGCCGGTATTATAGGTAATATTGATAAGAACAAACAAGTACATACGTCAATACAAAGAGCTCTTAATGACGGGCATGAGGATATTCGAATATATGGTAATAATCATGATCCTCAATATTGGGATAAATATGTACAACCTTTATTAAACAAACATTCTAATGTAGTTAAGTTTATTGGATATGAGAATAATAGACAAAAGATATATGATACATTAACTGATGTATATCATTCTTCATTATCCGAGAACGCTTCATTTATATATGACGAATGTAAGCTAGCGGAAATTAATTTTCATGGTAATGAAAATATTGTCAATCAACCCATATGGTTAAATGATGCTATTTTAAAGTTGTGGGTTCAACAATTAGAATTATGAGTAATATTATTCAAACATTATGGATCGGAGATACACTTTCATCGATGGAGATTTTATCTTTAAATTCATTTGTTAAAAATGATATGGAGATTCATTTATATTGTTATGAAGATATAAAAAATGTTCCACAAGGTGTAGTTATAAGGGATGGTAGAGATATTCTTCCTAAAGAAGATATTTTTACATATCAGGTTGGAGATGGTAAGGGGTCGTATTCTGCTTTTTCTAATTATTTTCGTTATAAGCTTTTACATGAGAGAGGTGGGTGGTGGGTTGATACTGATATGGTTTGTTTACAACCTTGGAACTTCGAAGATGATTATGTGTTTTGCTCAGAAGAAAATTATGAAACCGGATTATCATTTTTAAATACCGGTGCAATTAAATGTCCGAAGGGGTCTGAGCTAATGGAATATTGTTATAATATTTGTCTACAACAGGACAAGCAAACCTTAGAGTGGGGTACAGTGGGTCCAAAGTTGCTACATACAGCCGTCCATACTTTAAAGTATACTGATTTTGTTAAACCAGTACATTATTTTAGTATTATTGCACCATTTAGATCTCAGTTGTTTGTTATTCCTGAAGACTGTGGCTTGTATGGAGTTGATGCATTAATAAAATTAATACTTACTCCTGGTAAAAAGGTATACGGTCTGCATTTATGGAACGAAGCATGGAGACGTATAGGTCTAAACAAGAGTGATATTCATCCAGAAACGTCAATTTACGAACAATTAAAAGCAAAATATGTATAATATAATATTTTTAGTTAATAAAGAATATTATAATACGAAAATGTCTCGTGTTAGGTTTCATTCTATACGAGCTTTATTTAATCATAAACAAGTCAACGGTATATATATTGGCCCGGGTTGGGATAATTGGGATTCAGCTGTATCAGTACAGGTAAATTTAGATAATATTCTTAAAGGTAAAGAATGTCATTTAGTTATTGGATATAAACCTCTTGAAATTCCAGGTTTCGCGGATATTACTTATAATAAATGTGTTCGTTATAATGAGATGTATGATAAAGAATGGACATTAAAAGAAATAACTGAAAGTAAAGCTAATATTATTATATGTCATCATTATAATGATTATAAAGAGTATATAAACATCTTAAAGACTAAAAAACTTAATCATATTAAATGCTTAACATGGATACCTCATAGTGCAGATGCAAGTATATTTAAACCTAATCCTGAAATAGAAAAAAAATATGACGTAGCGCTAGTAGGAGCTACTAATGTTAGAACAATGTTAGGGGAGCATTACCCATTAAGAGCGAGAATGTCTCGATTACTTGGTCTTATGCCATCTCAATATAGGTGCGCAGTTATTCCACACGTTGGAGGGTCACATTCTGATGCATATACAGATAAATATGCTATCGATTTTGCTAATAAAATAAATTCAGCTAGAATTATTATAACAGATAGCGGTGCACCTAGATCTAGATTTGGAAAATATATAGAAGTACCTATGTGTGGTGTCGCCTTGGCAGGAGATGTATATAATGACCATCCAAAAGACGTTGACCTGTTAAAATCTTTTTTAATTGATATTAATA